CGACAGGATTTCAATACCAGCAGCCAGAACCAAAGTACCAGCGGGAACCGAAACACCTACGTTAGTGCCAGCAGTAGCAGCCAGCGTGATAAACTTCTCAACAACCACAGCACGGTTGCGGAGGGATTGCGAAAGAGCCATAGTAAAATCCTTTCCTAGGTTGTATGGCAGTTATATTTGTAGATAGGAGATGACAGTATTAAGAATATCTTTACGATCCTTAAACATACCAATCCCAATATTACAAGGCCAACAGAGAAGACCCCTAACTTTACCCGTGGTGTGACAATGATCTACTACAAGTCTATCAGACTCTTTACCGCTACCTTGAGAACCACAAATTGCACACTTACCTTCTTGTTTTACAAGCATAGCATTAAACTCTTGAGAGGTAATGCCGTAAGAGCGTAGGAAGTGGACTTCTCGTTTATATAGGGCCATACAGAGTTTACAACGAGGGAGAGCATTGTACCCACCAAGAGCATTAGGGTGTTTATGTACACCAAACATCTCTGGAGGTTTTATCTCCCCGCAACTTATACAAGCTCTTGTCTTAAGTGCCGTATGTTCTGCGGGAAGATTTTTCATTGTAATATCAACCACTTACTAAGCAAGGTTGTATTTTGCAGTTACAAGAGCCTCAGGACGCAGAATCTTGCGACCATACAGGTGCATACCACGGATGATATCAGCAAACGAGTCCGGGTCACGATAGGTTTCGGTCTTGTTGATCTGTTCAGCAGTAGCAACAGCCGAATCATGACCACCAACGATCACACCATAGTTCGAGTTCTGGTTAGCAACACCAGTGGTAGCAGCACCCGTACCAACCGAAGGCAGGTTGTTCGAGACGTACACACGGAAGCCATTCCAGTTCGGCAGAACCAGACCATTACGCAGAGCGCCCGAATCACCATAGTCTGCATTCAGGAAGCGCGAATCTTCGTCCATCAGAACTTCCATCATCACGGAGTCAATAACCAACCAGCGGTTAGCTTTGTCCACGTTCTGTTGGTCCAAAAGACGAGCCATGCGGTTGATCAGCATGACAGGCGAGACGTACTCAGTCGGCAGAGCCGTAGCACCCGGAAGACGAGCAGCAACGGGGATCGAGTGGTCAGCAGCCGAAGCAGTGGTGATGTTGCCGAAGGAACTCTTCTTCAGTTTCATCGAAGCCAACAGTTCGTCCGAGCCAGCGGTGGTGATAGCCTTGGTGCCATTGACTTGATCGTTGACTGTATCAGCATCCAAATGGAGAGCCGATTGCTTGTAGCCCGACAGGTAGCCCAGAACTTCTTGGTCATGCTGGTCAGCCAAGCGGTAGGCAGCACGATTGGTAGCGAGGTCCATGAAGTTCACGTGCGAGTGAGCTTCTTCAATGTCGTCAATCTTGAAGGCAAAGTAGTTAGCCTTGTCGATCACCAACGAGAAGTCAGCGTCCTGCAGGTCTTGAGCTTGGACTTGGGTGCCACGGGCATAAGCCGACACCGAAATTTCAGGCTCTTTGATGATACGAACAGTATCGCCTTGAGCAGAGATTTCACCAAAGTAGTCGGAGTTAGTGATGTCACCAACAACAGTAGACTTACGGAAAGCGAGTTGGACTTTCTTCGAATAGATTACCGAAGAGAAGTTGCCATTGGGTAGGCTGCTATGACCAGCAGCGGATTGAAAAGCCATGAGAAATACTCCTATGATATTTGGCTCTGAGAAGCTAAACACACGTATAAGAGGCTCACGATTTCTAGGGTGCATCTCATGTTCGGTTTGCCAACCTACTTGGAGACGGGCCTGTACTTAGTCAGGTTAGTCTTATTGCTCGTTTAGACTTTTAATTTTTGGGAAAGCAAGTAACTAGGGGTGTCCGGTTAGTGGAGGCCGTAGCTACTTGCCTGTAGTTATAGCAAATTACTTCTGATTGTCAAGTATTATCTTGCACCACCAGAAATATCGTACACAAAGTTGCCTTTACGCATAGCCTCCATGATCTTTGCCTCATTCTTGCCATACATCTCCATAGACATCTTAGCAACTTGAGACTCGTAGACCTTTGCACCATCTTCATCAAAGTCTACTTGTGCTTTCTGGCGAGGGGATACCATAGTAGCAGCTTCTTTAGTCTTTGCTTTCTTTGCAGAGGGATTAATACCCTTGTCAATCTTGTACAGATCAAGGATACGAATAACTGCCTTAGCATCATCCTCATTCTCATAAAGAGAATCTTGAACCCACTTAGGCTGCTCGTCTGCCCACGCATGGAAAGCATCAGACTTACGTAGTTCATCAAAGTCAGAGTGCGCTTCACGAATAATATTATGCGCCTTCTGTCTCATAGTATCTTGAGTAACCTTTTCATACTCTTCAAACTGGTTCTTGTATTTGGAGAGTTTTTCATCTGCCTTCTTGTTGGCAATGGTTTCTACAATAGAGGCAATGTCAGGATACTGGCTAGACCAAGCAGCAATATCTTCATCAGACTTGGGAGGTAGAATTTGACGATTGGTTGTACCTGATTCAAGGGCTTTGAACTTCTCTTCCCACTCTTTCTCTTTCTCAGACATATGGCGACGAAGATCACCATAACGCTTCTTGAAAGACTTCTCTTCTGGATCAGATGGTTCTTCTTCAGTGACAGGAGCAGCTTTAGGTTCTTCTTCCTCTTCAGGTTGATTACCCTTCATCAACTCCTCAAGCTCTCGCTCACTCTCTTCAATCCGTTGTTTCCCTCTGCGATTAGAGTATGTAGGGTCCACAAAGACTTGCTTTACGTTAGACATAGTTTATCCTTTATGTTGGGGTCAGCCTTAGCTGAGTTGCCTTATTATTTTTTAGTCGGTCGTGTAATCAAGCCACCATCTTTAAAGCCACCAACCTTAAGGCCCGATTTTGTTTTCTCAAGGGTACTGGTAACTTTAGCGGTTTCTTTTTTCTTTGCTTTTTCCTGTTGTGCAGTTGGGGTAATTGTGGTTTTAACAGGAGCTTGAGTAGGTCGTTGAACAAGTGCAGGAGTTCCTTGACGATCTCTATCTGTAACTGGGGTAAGTTTTTCTACACCACTGGAATTAACTCTCTGACGAGTTGCAGCACTCACAGCAGGAGCAGCTCCCGTTGGAGTTGTAGGAGCCTTAACACCAGTTCGCATCTTGCCTACAGCGTCAAGACTACTACCATACTTCTTTCCTGAACCCGCAAGATGATTCTCTACAAAAAGTTGCTGTAGTCCGGGAAGGTCTTTAATTGCAGCAGTGGTAAGTTTCTGCAAGTTAGCGTAATCAGGAGTCTCCGTAAGGCCTTTAGCTTTCATAACCTCTAGTGCAGCATTAGCCTCTGCAATGTTCTGTATTCTAGCCGAAGCACTAAGACCTAGACCTGCAACAGCAACAGGTGCAAGACCTGTTATTAAACCAGCAACACCCGCAACTTTACCTCTATTAACACCCTTTTTATCTGTCAGTGCATCAATACCAAACTGATAGGGGTTTTTCTGAATAGCATCATAGTTTTCTTCTGCCCAATTTGTATACCCAAAACCCTCACCATCAGCAGGGGCAGCACCAGCAGGAGCAGCCATAGTGCTTTCACGATCAGACCTAGCAGGAGCTACTGGAGGAGTTGTGATTGTTGGCGTAGTAGGTTTAGCAGCAGCAGCAGTTTCAAGCTCCTGTGTCCATGGCACAAAGTTTGATGGGATAGCAGTTACAGGGGAACCCATAAGGAATTGGAACACCTGAGTGACACCAGTAGTCGGGTCAATGTACTTGCGAGACTCTCTTCCAGACGTATCACCCAGAGTAAACTTACTGCGGTCAAAGGGGACAACACCACCCTCAGCCATACCAGTAGGAGCCTCTTGACTACCCATAGCAGCCTGAAGCATCTGCTCTTCTTCTGGGGTTAGTTCATCATCATCATCTTCTGTAGGTACACCATTAGAGTCAACACTAGCACCGCCAATGCGACCATTAGATTGCATCTCTGCCATACCCTGTTTAGCTTGGTTACGAAGGTCTTCAAAGAAACGCACACCAAAGAACCGAAGTACATCAGCGGGTACAACATACTCACCCTCAGAAAGTTGGACAGGTACATCATCACGCACTTCAGAAGGCAAGGCACCCGGAGGAACTTCATTGCCTGTCACAGGCTCTTGAGCGACACCAGCATCAGCCATGCCTCCATCTTGCATTAGTCTATTCATTTGTTCATCCTCTACTGTCCCGCCTTGGGCGTATCCTACTAGGCCACCCTCTGCAAATCGCATTTTACTTAGATCAAATCCTGCATCTATAAGACTAGAGAAGTCTATTTCAATGCCTGTTACAGGTAACTGTGATAGAAGATCACCTGTATTACGGTTAATTCTGTCATTTACGGAATAGTCTAAGTCCTTTGAACCAATAACAAACTTATCTGCACCAAGCTCCTTTTGAAGGTCTTTTAATACACTCTGTAAATCTGTAACATAAGTTTGATAGAAGCCACTACCCGGAGTCAAAGCCTTAGCGTAATCTCCACTATCCCTATAGAATCTTTTCTCTACGATACGTTCAATCGGGGGAAAGACAACCGTACCTACACCCTTTTGTGCTGACTTAGCAATAAGTGTACCAACCAGAAGTCTAACTGCCTCTTTGTTAGTCTTGATAGGGGGCTGAGAAATAGCTTCTTTTGATTCATAAACAAGTTGGGGCTGGATTTCTTCATAGTAAATATCATTCAACTTATCTTTTAGATCGTAGTATTTATTCATATTCTCGCTGACGGGGTTAAGAACAAAATCGTCTGGACTGATCTTTAGGGAATCTGCAAGGAGGTTTTCAAAAGGTGTACCTGTCTGTATAAGTTCTCTAACGTAACTATCCACCTCAATGTTGCCAGCATTTTTATACTCTGGAAGCGATCGAACAGCCCTACGCAAATCCTTAGTCTGTTGGCCATAGTCGTATTTCCACTCACCCTGTTGTCCAGCCCTAACTGCCAAAAGGTTTGACTCAAAGTCATCTAGTTTATAGTCGTCAATTAAGCTTTCCCTTAGATTTTCTACAGCGTCACCCGGTGTGAATCTCTCAGAACCAGCTTGAGATGCTTTATAACCCCCCTGTAGCAAGTCTGTCTGTAGCTCTTCTACAAGGGCATACTCTCCACCATTTGCAACATTTTCTCTAAAAGACATTCTGGTATGAGCTAGCGTATCTGGGCTGTAGTGTTTCTTGTTTGCTGCAAAAGTGCTACTCATTGGTCTACGTGCATTAACGGTAAACTCTTTGTAGTCAATCTCAGGGTCACGGAGGTCATCTTGTCTTTGGTAACTTTCAAAGTCCCGTCTCTCATTTACACGAACATCCCAAAGATTATCCTCTAAGAGGTTTTTAGCTTCCTCCCTAGTGTAACGTGCTTTAGGGTCAATGTCTGGAAGAACAGAATCAAGTTCAGACTTTCTAATTGTAGGGTTACTACGTAAGGCACTAAGAAGTTGTGAGCCTTCCATACCCTTCTTAGGGAAATCAATAACATCTAGAAACTCTGGGATAGGGGAGCGAAAGATTATCTCAGGTCTAACGCCAGCCTCATCAGAATCTAGGTACTTATTAACAGCTTTATCAAAATTATAGTCTGGGCTATTTTCAAGTCTTTTTGTATAGTCTATAAACTCTGGATTATCTTCCATACCTTTAAGTCTGCTATCTAGGTAGCTTAAGGTTTCTGGAGTAGCATCATTACCGTATTGTTCTAATACATTCTCTGGTGTATCTCTGCCAAGTTTAATGTTGGCAAGATCATTCATTCTGATGTTACGAGAGTATCCAAGAACATTGGAGTTATAACCTTCTAGTAAGTCAGCATCCAATTCTAGTGCCCAATCAACTTCACCCGGTTGAACAGGCGCTGGTATAAAAGCATCCCATTTATCTTCAGAGAATACATCATGAATTTGTTTTAAACCAAAAGCTGTATCTGGGGCATTTGGGTCTATAGGTTCTGGTGCTTTGAATGTAGGAATAATAACTTCTTTAGGACTAACTTGTTTCTTAGGTTTAGGTACTACCCCCAAAGCTGCTGTCGTTTGATCTGAGGGTGTCCCAATAGTACGGAGCATGGCAGGGTCATAAGCATCCATCGACATCTCTGCAAGCTTCTTTGTACCTTTACTAACACCCTTTGCGATAACTTTACCACCGGGGATGGCACCAAGAACATTAAGACCAACATTCAAGGCACCCATTGCCACTTCGGTCTTGTCACCTGTCTTAGAGCCTCGCTGTGCTTGTTGTACACCCTCTTGTATTCCGGGAATAATACCTAGACCTGTCATATCTAAGATACCTAATTCACCATTGGTAGCACTACCTGCAACTTTGTCTGAGATAAGTTGTGCAGTCTGATTTCCAGCACCTAATGCAGAAGCACCCCGTCTCACATTCTCTCTGAAATTTTCTCTGTAAGTAGGCGTATAGGCTTCTAGAGTTCCTTGTTGGGGGGTACCACCCTGACGATCACGGTCAAACTCTTGAGAAGTAATTACAGGTTTTGCTAAGGGAAAGGCAGCAGCTACTTCAGCAGGTGTATAGCCAGCAGCATCAAGGTCTGCTTTATTTGCACCCTCTGAAACATACTGAAGCATGGACTTTCTTCTAGACTCTGCTAACATCTGATCAGTGGTACTCATGTTGCATTTACCTTCTCACGTAGCTTCTCAAGTTTGCGTAGGGCTTGTACTTCACCCTGAGCGCGATAGATTTCTACTGGATCATTCACTTGTTCTAGTCTTTTATAGCAGACATTGATACGGGCGTCAAGCTCTTGTAGGAAGTCAGTCCATAGTTCGTGGTTGTTTACGAGAGGCTTTAGACTCATCACTGACCCCCAGTATTACCACTGAACCCCGGTGCCCCCGGAGGAGGAGCAGAGCCTGTACCAATAGTCCCACCACCTGAACCCTGAGTATCTTGAGGCTGTGCCCC